GTTGTTATAGGTTAAAGGTTTAATGCTTCCTTGCATTTGTAATTGAGTAGCAAAAATAGATATTGCATTGGGTAAGGTGGCGTTGGCAACAGGATGAAACAAAATGGGACTTTGGTTGTTAACTCCACTAAGGCTCACATTATCATCAATAGTCGTCCCGTTAGCCGTATAAAAAGGAAAATAGTAAGCAGTACCCGAACCTACAGTTCCAGAACCACTACCTCCTCCAGCACCAGACACCAATTCCCAACTACCTGTTACACCTCCACCCGTAATATTCACCCACATCAACCCATCAGCAGTATTTATAGCAACAGCACCCTTTACCACATTAGGAGGAGGAGTATCTTCAGAAGGGTCATTTCCTGTCCCACTGTTGTACCAAAGAGTATTTATTGCTATATCTTGTAACCAAGCCATACTTATCTACCCCAGACAGTCCCACGAATTCTGCCATTAGTACCATTAGTGTGAGTGATAACGGAAATAATTCCCGCAATCTTGATTCCAGATTCAGAATAAGTAGCATTTACAGGCATATAAAGACTAAGACCTGGGTCAGTATCACAATATTTATCCTGTTACCTTCCTCCATATAAGCAGAAATATCTATTACTGTTTCCGCAGCATCACCTGTAGTTGTATGAGTAAAACTAACTACTTTGTCATAAACCTGTTGAAGCTCTATATCGGTTCTAAGATTACTGGTCATTACTCACTCCTTACTCTTCCAAACGGCGACTCACTAGAACCCAGATGTGTTCCAATGCTCTCTGAAGGTATAACTATTTGAACCCCTTCTTCTATCTTGGTACGAGAACGACGATAGGTAACAAGGGATATAAACACTAAGGTGGCGAATCCTCCAGCTAAAATATATACCCACGAAAACTGCTGCCAGTACAGTAAAGAGGAGACTATTATCGCTAATATCCAACTAAGAACATTCATTTATTTTTTATCCTAAAAATAAAAATAGGTGACTGCTACAAACAATCACCTAAATTGATTCGCAGTAGCAATCGAAGCTGACTCGTATTGCTTATATTCAGTTTTAGTGGTCACTCTGGTTCAATGCTACATCAAGGGTGGTGGTTCGCTCATTCACAGTGTGACTCAAAGCTCTTGGCTCATAAAGGGGAGATGCCGAAACACCTCCCCGTAATTTCTAGCTATAACCTATTGCCATCACTCGTACTGTAGTGTTGGTCAACTGAGCCGTAGATGCAACGTGTGCCCCTGCGTCTCCGTCAGCCTGTGTATAAAGCAGTTTTTCGTTCACGTAGTCATAAGAAACATGATATCCAACATCCTCAGCAGTAGTAGCAGTTGCAGTGCTGCTAATGGTGTTGGAGTTGCCTATAAGAAGTATGTCAAAACCCCTAAGACCTAAAGCGGCTGGAAGGAAGGCATCGCCTGTGGCTGTGCCCGTTCCAGTTGCGACTACGTCGGCAGTAACAACTCTCTTGTTACCAAAAACAGTCTCATGAATTATTGTTGAAGCAAATGTCAACGCCATAATTTATATTCTCCTTCTCCTGCCGCTTCCACCTATACCAACCTCTCCAAGGTTTCCCTCGGATACTTGCGACAAGAAAAAACTAGAGGGCTAGACGGGGCAATCAGTCCAGTAACTACCCCACCTAACCCCTTTTACCCAATCAACTACGCATTAAGGTCTGTAATCTTAGCGTGTGCATCCACACGAAGTGCCCTCAACTCACCGATTGTGTAGAAGAGACCACGAAGAACGAACGCATTTGCCTGGAAGAAGTCCCTGTTGTCGATGTACTGCGTAGGAGCAGCAACAGCGAGTTCCAGATACCTTGTATCCAAGACATAGACGTTAGACCCAAGTGCTGCCGAAGCGTTATACGACGTGGGTGTGTCAGGGTCTACGATGACGGGGATACCCCTGTAAGTTGCCACTTGGAATCCAGCATGGCTACCTGGGAGGGTAGACTCATCACCAACTTTGACCACAAACTCGCCCCAGTCCATATACCGCTGTTGCGCCTGCAAGAGGCTAGACAGTCGGTCAAACTGGTCGTAACCCATAAGGATTACGTCGGGGTCCGCACCATTGATACGAACTTCCCTAATAGCTTGGTCTAGGAGCGTAAGGTTCAGGTTCCTGCCAACACCATTGTTATCAAGAACTACAGCAGCGGCATTCCAGCCATCTGCAGCACGTCCACCTGCACCTGACTGGTTATAGATGTCCGCACCGTTGTTGACGCCGCCAACTACATTTGCAACGGTTCCAACTGTTCGTCCATCTTCCTCTACGATATCGTCAAGGGAGGTAAACCCAGCCCTCGTCTTTGCGAAGAGGTTACCAGCAGCGAAGTTAGCACCACTGAAGATTGTTCCAGTGCCATCAGAGTCCGTACCATGGAAAGTCTGTGCAACGTCAGTAGTTGTCTGACCAAAGGTGTCTCCAGGTCGGAATCCACCATATGGGTCCAACATAATACCTGAGCCAGAAGCACCAGTAGTGGTTACCAGACTATTCGACCTTAGAAGGAGTTCTTGGTTGATTTCCTTAATGTGGTCACGAGCCGCAGCTTCCTGCTCCACAGCAAGGTTATCTCCCATACCACCTTCTAGACCGCTGGTAATCTGCCCAACGAGGCTCACGCCAAATGCCGAAGCAACGATTCTTGGCAATGAGTCAACACGCTGGTATGCAGACGAGTCAATCATGGGGAGTGCCCCAGTCTCACTAACAGGGCGGCTACGGGATGCTAGCACGTTGGCTGTACCCGAACCTGTATCCTGTGCAGAGAGTCCAGGTCCTCGGTCTGACCTGACACGCCAACCTGTTGTAGGTCCCCACTGGACCTTTCGGATGATATTCCAAAATCGCGTCTGGTTGTTCAACGCATCCCAGACTTTTCGTCCATACGTAGCGTCAAAAACGTCATTCGTATTTAGATAAGTCTGCTTTGCGAAATATCCTGGGGGAAGCATTGACTGCCTAAGGTTTCGCTCTGCCCCAGCGATGAACTCGGAAAGATTTATATTGCTAGCCATTTCCTAGTTTCCTCCTATCTTGTGATAGTACAGAGTAGAAGGAACAACGGAACCCTGTTGGTCCCGCATGGCATTCACTTTCTTAAAGGTGCCTCGGAGGTCATCAGCATCATTTGTCTTGAGAATTGTCTCAACAGCGTCAACGAACTGATTCTGCTGTTCGACTGCGCTATTAGGCTCACCAGAATCACCACCGATGTCACCAAGGGTCGCAAGACTGTCACCCTCAACTCCAATTGGAGAACTAGGAACAGCAGCCTTCCGAATAGTCTGTTGATGACCAGAGACCTTATTGTTTCTCTTAGACTTGGGATTGACCCTCTTCATCTCACCTGCAGTGGGAGTGAAACCAAAACCCTTCATTCCCGATTTGATACCAGCTTCCACGGTAGTAGGCATTCCTTTTCGTATCTCATCGAGTTCTTCACGAATATCAGCCATTGCCGCTTTTTCTGTATGACGAGTCTCAAGAAGACCTTTGACATCTTTCAGAAGATTCAGTATGGCACCGTCTGCGGACTTCTCGTACCATCCCAATTCCTCATCAATTATCTCGTTCTCTTCGCCATTCTCGTTCTCATCGATATTCTCATCGATGTCATCCTCATCCTCATCATCCTCAAGGTTGCCGTTAAACGGAAGTTTAGCGGCATCTTCATCTTCTGGGTCGCCATTTCCATCCATTTGCTGCTTATGCAAATATGGATTAGTACCCTGTTTGGCTGCAGAAGTAGTCTTGCTCAATGACTTTTCCCTCTCACCGCCCTGACCGCCACTAAGGGGTTCTAGCTTATTCGTCCAGTCAGAGTCCATATCTCTGTCCACTGACATGGTTGAATCGCCGCCCTTAGAGCCATCGGCATTGAGGGTGTACTCATTGGCAATATACTCTCGCAATCCTTTCAGGATGGTGAGAAGCTGTTCTTTATTGCTACTCATTTTTCCTCCTTTAAGAGAGTTTCGCCTGTCCGATAAAAAGAGATACCAACCTATGGTACCTGTCCGCAACTATATAAGTATATGTAGTAAAAATTAGTCTGTAAAGGATTTTGGTAAAAAATAAAAAATCAGGTTTTTTCTACCGATTTTATGACTTTCCAGTAATGCTTCATAAGCTGCTGAGAATCCTTTCTAGAAATCTTACCATCATCATTAATTGCATCTGAGCAAGCATCCACGAAATCCATAACAACAGGCATTACTTTTCGGTGTACGTTGACTCTATCCATCAACTCATCATTAACTTTATTATTAAACCAATGACCAAACAACATAACACTTCACTCCTTAACTACTCTTTTCTAAACTACTGGTCGTAAGTTTGAATCATACCTCTTTGGCTGTCTTGGACTTTCATAGCACTCAGGACATACTTCTCGGTCTGGTTCCTGAATAATATCGGTAATCCATGAGTCTTGATTCATGGGTTCCTGACAAAGAGTTAGTTCGTATATCTCTAAGTCCATAATCTCTTGCCAGCATGTTCCATGTTCACAACGAATTTCTTTAGTTTCGGGATTAGAGTTCCCAGATAAGGAGAATCCACGCAAATTACCCTTGATAACTTCTGACATTGCCCTACGGGAAACTTCTAAATCAGTTCTAAAAGCAACTACAGCAAACAATCCCTTGTTATTAACATGGGTTTTCCATATTTTACCCTTCTGGTCTACAAACTGGGGTATCAATTTCCCTATCTGAATACCACTATGGAAAATATTAACGTTAGCGAAATCTGGATTTGCTAAGAATTTCTTCAAAGCCTTGTCTAATCCGGCCAGATTTATACGATGACCCTCTCTATCAACCACATAAACGCTTCCCCAGCCTCCTACAACGAGCGTTTTACCCAAATCCATCTTCATAATAGGGTCAGGAACTAAAGACTTGAATCCATCAAAATCATTGGGAGAATCAGCACTTTTAGCTACATATGAGGATAAATTCTTAAAATATGAGCCTCCATCACTAGAAAGACTGGTATATTGCTCAGTAGCAGGGTCAAAATTAGGAGAATGAGGTCGTATCTTGGGAGTAGTATCCTGTCCATCAGGGATAATAGTACGTTTTCTGGTCCCATCTGGCTCAATATTTTCCCCATCCTCGTCAGCTAAGAAACGTTGAGGATTATCATCATTAGAAAGCCAGACACTTATTCCTCCCTCACCAAGGGCTGTTTGTTCTGGAGGTAACGCAGAGGCTCGACGGTCTCTGTTTACTCGTTCTACTTCCTCATAAGTGTGGCGAGAGATACTATTCTTTTCTTTTGCCCTGTCAGTAGAGGTTCCGTCATTAGGAAGAGTAGAAATACCTTCAAAAGTACCGATTATACTCGCATCCTGTTGCTTGGTAAGGGGTTTTAACTTGGTAACGGGTCTTAAGTTAGAATCATAATCATTTCTAACTTTTGTTCCCTTACCTTCTGACTGTACACGACCTTGGTTTCCTCCCATACCTCCACCATGCGTAGAGTCAGAGACAGTGCTATGAGCAATTACCCCTCCAACACCACCAGCGGCAGGAGAACCATCTCCAGCGGTACCAACTCCACCCGTAGCATTTTTCTCTACACCCTTTTCCTTAGCCTCATCATCGGGAAGGTCTATAACCGCACCAGAACTGAACGCCTGAGAATTAGGCATATCAGAAGAAGCCAGAGCTTGACGACCAGCGTTATCTGCTCCTTCCTCATCATCATCCCCTGTGGGATTAATCGGATTCTTTTCTCGTTGTTTTGGACCTCCAGCCTCGGAATAACCTCCAGCAGTGCCACCCATCTGCTTATCTAAAAGGTCAACGACCTTTATATCAGGACCTCTTTTCCGAACGGTTAGCTTCTCCCCCATACGTGCTTCATCTCTAGGAGAGTAATTATGAACATTATCTACTTCGCTTTCCGAAGCACCCAGAACCTGAGCTACTCCCTCTTCCTTTGCCTCAAAAGAAGGAATATCACCCCCTACTCTCTTACCTAGGTCAGTAAGAATGGCAGCAAAAGCCCCACAGTCTAACTCACGTATTTTGTCAAAGGGTGCCCATATGTATAAATCATGTTCTTCAGAGAGTGTTACTTCTCCGATAACGCTGACCCAGTAAAAGGTTATCTCTCTTTGTTCTGTAACAGGGTCACCTACATAAAGAGGTCGTGTCATGAGCTTTTTAGACATGACAATATCAAGCCCTGTTTCTTCTTTTACCTCTCTATGGAGAGCGTCCTCAGGGTCTTCGTCTACCTTAATATGACCTCCAGGTAAGTCCCAGAAAGGTGTCCTCACATCTTTCAATAAAAGAACAGAATTGTCACTCCCAGGAATAATTGCCTTAACTATCTTATCTGTATCAGTGTCTTCTCTCTCAGGAACAAGAGCCTCTTCTTCCTTATGGGTATGCCACTTATCCTCTTCACCTAATTCATTGGTAGCAGCATCTAAGATTCCATCTGCCTGAGTCTGAATCTCACCAGAATCACCAGAACTTGGACTTGAACTTGGTATAACTAGACCTTGTTCCCAAGATTTGGGTATGGGATGTGTTGCTGCAGCACTCGTTTCAGCTACTTTAGTATGAATGCCTCCCACCATTTGTTCAGCAATTACCCCTACATTCAATGTCGGAGATGTTCCAGTAGGGTCATATCCTCCTGTTACAGGAGGAGGTCCTGATATTGCCTTGGAAATAGAATCTCCTTCATGAAACTGAAGGACAGTCATCAGATGTTCTGAAGAATAATCAAACTTATCAGAAAGGTCATCCCCAATAATTCTTGCTAATTCACCAAGAAAGTGATGAGAATCTTCTATAGCCCCCACCATTCTCTTTATCTCATTAACAGTAACTTTTTCTTTTTCTATAACTTTTTTCTCAATACCAAGAAAAATATCAGTAGCCTTCATAGCTCTTAAAATAGCTTCACTGGCTTCCTCAAACTGGTCCTCAAACCAAGGGTCATCATCCTCTTCTTTATAACTTTCAATAAGGTTTCCAAACTCCTCCACAGAAGTAGGACACATATCAAAATTCTTGGTATTATAACCCTCAAAACTAAGCTGCCTAGAATCTGTCTTAATAAGAATAGATTTATAGAGGTCTGAAAACGTAGTCGAAGTAAATTCAAGACCATCAAGGGAATTAGCCAGTGCATGATGACCCAGACGAGCTAAGGACTCTTTAACATGTTTATTACGTGATATTAGAATCTCACGTAAGGTACTGAACTCTGGGTCTGCGCCGTTTTTCTCGTCTTTATCTATCTTTCCTATCTGGTCATAAAACATGGCAACAGCGTGTTTGCCATCTTTACCAGCATAAATAACGGCACCATCTAATTTAACGAAGAAAATAGTATTCTTCTCACCAAACTCTAAAGAATGGTTATCAGATTCATATTCGTTATGTACGGTAATTTCTTGAAGAGCTTTAATTACACGGTTAAGCGCAATCTCTTCTTGAACTCCGTTACTTACTATGGATTCAGTCGTCGCCACTCTATAATATCCTCAGCTACGTCATACTTACTCTGTTCTTGCTCCTTGGAAATATTCCCATAATCAAGAACATCACTGTTCAAAGCTACAATTCCTTCAAGAATTTTCTTTTTTAAAATGGGAGTAATAGCAACATTATTAAAAGTTACGTTCGGAGGAACAATCTGTCTAAGAGTCCATAACTGGTCTTCAGTACAAAACAATAAAGAAAACTTATCTAAGTCATTCCTATTGTCATATAATTCGACATAAGTCGAAGCAACCTTTAAAAGTAAGTCCTTAGAAAAAGTAGCAGGTCTATTTATAGGAATAGCCGCTACTCGGTCCTCTACTATATCCTCTTGATAATTTTGAAGATAATTCTCAATAGCCATTATTTCGGCAAAATTAACTTCAAGAGAGTATGTAGGTGAATTATCTAGAATGAACTCATCCATGGGTCCCACCTCAAGTGCCCCCAGCTTTCATTTCCAAATCATCATGACCTTCAGTAATAGGATGACTGGGATGAACATGGGATTCAATACGTTTTACGGCATCCTGTTCGCCAGTTAAAGTTTCTGCTCTTTCTAAAAGTGTCCTTAATCTCTCTGCTTCATCAATCTTTTGACGAATTAACTCAATGTCATCCAGAAGACCTTTTTTAGCCTTCTCCTCTTCAGTTACTACAGCCGCAATCTCACCGTCACCAGCTAAACCTAAGCCGTCTATAGCGGCACCCATTACATTATCGTGCTGTATTTCTTCTCCATCATTCTGAAGTTCTATACTCTCTATTCCTGAAGCTAATTTTCCTCCAGCAATCTGTGTCCCACTGGAATCGACAATTTCACCTCCCACACTAGGGTCTACAGCAGAAATCGTCTCCGAAGAAGTATCAGGTAACTCAAATGTTGCTTGAGCCTCTCTTACCGTAGCAGTCACAGGTGCTGATTGAACACCAGCTTCTTGTTTTACAATTTCTAGAAGCGATATATCATCATTTTTGGCATCTATAAACTCCATGCCAGCATCTCTACCCTCGATATAATCAAGCTGGACATGACCCGCATCTATATGAGCTTGAGCAACACGAGCCAGATATATCTCGGCAGCACAAGCAGCAGGTTCAGTTTCAAAAGGAGAATGCTTATTGATAACATCTAGGGCTGTAAGCCACCAGTTATCAGAGGGACGAGAAGGTATATCAGAAATCAGTCTATGAACAAGAGTGCCTTTACTTAAATCATTCAATGATACCCATGAAGGCACATCAAAAGACTTAAAAAGAACGACATCACTTACTGGCACAAAATCTACATCTATAGATTTTGCCAGAATATCAACATCCGCAAGTAACTCTAAACTAAAGGGAGCGGAAGATTGCAAGTGGTTCATTTCTGGAGGCATAAAAATAGACTGCTCCCTCTGAGAAGTCATCCCTTATCGACACTGTTTTAAACAAGTCAAAAAACTCAACTAAAGCCAATCTAACTATGCCACCGTCTACTAAGCACCACCGTGCTGGATGACTGGCTAGTATGTCATCCAAATTCTCATGAATCCACTTAATGTTCTCGTTCTCTATCTTCTCTCTATCTAACTTGGCAACTGTATCCCTTAACATCAACACTTCACCTCACTGAGCCTTTTCTTCACTTATTTTCTATGTTATTAATAACAGAATTCAGAGCTTTCACAAAAGAGTCATGAGACATTTTTATGTCTCCAAATTCATTCTGTCTACTACGACTCCGCGTACTAGTACGGGGTTTAGGACCTCGCCCCCATCTATCTCCCTTTGCTTTCTCCCCCTGATATTCTTGGAGTCTGGCAACAGCCGCCTGACGTTTCTCTGGAGTATTTTGCGGACCTGCTACATCACTTTCTCTCTTTAATCCTTTATATGGGTCTTTGTAAGTCACAGCCCTACCCACCTTTTTCCCCACCTTACGTGCCACATCCCCAATACCTTGCTTCGTTTCCATAGCATCAATAGCATTGCCAAGAGCTTTTACAAAATCATCACCAGAAAGATTTTCCGATTCATAAGAATCTTCTTCTGGGTTGTATACTTCAGACTGCGGTAGTTTCCTGGGCTTATCTAACTCCTCGTCACGCTGCTCTGTCTCTTCCTTCCAATTCCGTTGAGCCTGATTAACTTCGGGTTCATAGTCATAATCATCTGGCTCAGAAAAGTTTGCCTCAGAATCCCTCGCTTCTATGGCTTGGCGAACATTACTAGGAAGTGTTGCTTGGTCTTCTATATCATCAAGGTCGTCATCATCAAAATCTGGTGGTTCCATATAATTTTCACCAGTATCTACATCCCCAGGACGTTCTAATATAGAATCATCATCTAGATGAGAATCCTCTCCAAAAGGATGTCCATTATTCCCATTCCCATTATGACGTTTTGTGAAAATCTCAAATCCAACAAAAGGATTACTCATTAGTTTTTTCCTCCATAAGAATCAATAAAGAACCCCAGAGCTTTTACAAAACCATCCACAGATTTACTGTATTCAAAATCCCCTTCAGGTTCAAAGGCATTCCCAGCCTCAGCTTCCAAGTTTTCTTCTGCCTCTTTCTCTGACATTTCTTGATAGGGACTCCATTCCGATTGTCGTTTTCTATGTTCAGCAATTCTTTCAACCGCTTCCGTGATACTTATACCAAGAGTTTCCGAAAGCACACTCGCCATCCATTCATTGTCTCGATGAGTAGTGGGGATTGATTGCAAAGCTTTTGCTCTTTCCTGTGCAAACCCTGGATGAGCTTCTTTACCTTCCTTTTTCCTTTGTTCCATTGTGGCAATACGTTCAGGACGAACAGGCAACTGACCCATCTGAGCAGCAGGGTCAGGAACAGTGTGCCCCATATCTGTATCATAAGGAGTACTAGTACGATTTCCCGTCAATCCCAACTCCTCTGCAGTAGGGTTATCAGAGTCATCAGGGTCAGACTGCTTCGCAAATATATCAAATCCAACAAAAGGGTTACCCATTAGGGTCTCCTATAAACTCAGGAACAGTTCGTTCATGTGAAACAGGGTCTCCCCCTCTTGGGTTTTCATATGTATCAGTCTGTCTTGTATACTTATATCGTTTGGCAGCTTCTGATGGTCCTATATCATACTCATGCATACACTCAGGACAAGAACCTGCACCTTCTACTGGAGCAGCACGACTAAAAGGTGGAGGGTCAGTTTTTTCATGTGCCAGATGTCGTGAAATCTGCGCTCCCATACTTGGAGTAGTAGGGTCTCTCATATCCCCTGGACCATGGGGTTCACTTTCCTGTTTTTCCATCAGATTAATCTGACTACCCAAGGCTTTCATAAGCGTGTTGTAGTCCATGGTATCTGCTCCCAGTTGAATTTCCACATCCTGTAGAGCTTTAAGAAGACCTCCCATCTTCGTATCATAAGAAGATTGTTCTAGGTTTTCATCTAGCTCACGCTCTGCAGCTTCTTTAAGAGTTTCTTTCACCTTACGAGTTACATCTCTGGTGCCTTTGCTATAAAAAGGATTAAGGTGACCACCTTCTTCATCCATATGGTCACCTTTCTTTGCTTTGCCATTATGGGCACCTGCCTGAACCACAAAGGGTGAATGAGCAGAGGTGCCCCTTAGCTTTACTGCGCCTTTTTTAGGAATATGTCCATTGGAAGTATGTGCAGCGGGACCTGTACGCTCTCCATCCCCATCTTCATTCTCATTAGGAGAAATTCCTTCATGAGCTTTAAGTTCCATATCCCCGCACTTCTCACAGAGGTCAATCTGATTACTGTGAGGGCAACGACCATGTCCCATAGCCAACTGTTTTTGAAATTCTATGTCATCAAACTCAGGATGTGCTAGCTGTTCCTGAGATTCTACGTTATCGTCATTTGACTCTACGTTATCGTCAGGGGTTACTTCATCCGTTCCCTCTTCGATAGCATTCTTACTTACTTTCTTGGCAGCATTAAGAATCTTCTTAGCCTCATTGACAACTTCTTTCTTAGCATCATTTGTCACATCAGCTAAATTCTGGTCTACATCCTCAGCTTCCCCTTCTTCTAACTCTCTATTGTTGGGGTCTATTGTGGCAATACTCTCATTATCTTCCACTTCCTTAGGGTCCCAGTTAGTATTCTCAATATCATCATCTGAGTCATACCCAGAGCCTTGCCAATTCTTAAGAAAAGTTCCGATATCATCAGCCACATCAACTTCATCTACAGGAGCCGATAGAATATCTATAGCTTTGCTCAGAAGGTCTACGGGAATCCCTTTAGAAGTATTAATGGGACGGGGATGAGGCGTCTTTTTTTCTTGTTTAATAGAAAAATCTTTAATCTTCTTAGAACCCTTACCTCGCTTCTTCTTCTCTCCCAACATTTTGGTTTTAAGAGTAGGAGTCTCATTAACAGAACCCATTTCACGGGCACTATTAAAACCTATTTCAAGGTCTAGTTGTTTAGGCTCTCGGTCTACTTCACCAGCCCCATCCTTCCCTGAAATTCCTACCTGCTCATCAGAAGGAGTGCCTGATGTATGAGCCTTAGAAAGGTCTTCATTCCAAAGATAATCACTGGAATGTTCTCCCTTCCACTCAAAAGGCTGTTCCTTTTGAATAGGAACTTTCCACTGTGAACTTCTAACTCTCTCGTTCGTAGACTCTGACATTATGGTTTGCCCCTCCCTTAGTTGGTGGAAGTCCTGCACGGTCTACCAAATATGTTCTAAGATAATCCATCTCATCATATATGGCTCTTTTAACCAGTTTTCCCGCTGCTCTACGTTGATTCTCTTCAGTAAGCAAAGCATCGGTTACGTTTAACATCTCTCTAACTAGGTTTGAAACTGTTCTATCATATCTCTCATGCCAATCTGTAGTAACTGTTTGGGGGGACAAGGCGAACTACCTCCACTTTCTAATCTATACACTCCTCAGAACAATACACGTCTGACCCCATATCATCAATCACGCAATCAACGCAGACAAAGGAACCACAGGTACTGCATTCCTCTATATCCTGCATATCCGAAAAACGCTTATCACAAATCTCACACGTTTTCATGATGAATATTCTCTGAGTATACACTAAAAATAATCATTAGAGAAGAATATTTAAATTAAAATTTCTTAGAAATCATAGTTACATTACCAATAGAAAAAGTATAGATACCTTTTAACCCTCTACGTCGTAAAGCGGCTGATGCGTGTCCACAATCCTTATTATGATAACAATCTAAATGAGACACCAGTATTTTCTTATCAGAGTCTAACATTCTAACGGACCTATATACGAGTTCATAGTCTCCTTCAAGCACCTGTAAATTCCTCTCTACAGGCATTTGTTGGACCTTATATTTCTTCTTATCCCAAAATCGTTGAGTTACACAGGAATGACAAACTGAACGATTCCAATATAAAGGTTTATTACAAGAAATACATCTCCATTTACAGTTAGAAAGGTCTAACCAGACATGTAAAAGGGCTTTACCAGTACGTTCACGACTATGTGTCACCATAACCTTGGGAGAGTCCCACGAGTTCTGTAAATAGTATCTAATAGACCGTTCTAAAGAACATCTTCCATCGTGTTTGTGCCACTGGTCTAACTGGTGTTCAACCGAAACAAACCCATTAGCAAAATAAGGACGTAATTTTTTTAAATCTGCCCTATTATTTGCTACTAAAGTGGTCATAATCGCCTCCTAAAAGGCTTTGACTAGGACTTTCTACCATGCAACAGAGGGTTGTGATGATATTGAGTATGCTAAATCAGCTAAAACAATCTCTAAGTCTTGTTTTCCGTCACTAAGGGAAGAATACTTAATTTGTCCCAGTGAACGAATTATATCAAGCAAATAGTGAGTATCAACCGTTTTAGAGGTCTCAAATAGGCGTTTTTTCTGAGAATCGGAGTAAAAAGACTCCTTATCTAGGCTAATCTGTAATGCTTCTGTAGATAATTCAGCACAAAGTTTCGCTATAGCGAATAAATTAAACCCTTCTTCATGGAACTTACTGACTAAAAGAATGGATTCAAAGGGTCTTGTGCTACATAAGGACTCTAGTAACTCTAAAGCCTTGTCATCCTCTGCGGAAATAAGCCACCTAACGTCATTAATTTTAATAACAGGAGCATCTGAGAACGTTAAAATAGAGTCAAGAAGACTTTCCGCATCCCTGACAGAGCCATGTGATTTACGGGCTATACCTCGTAAAATATCATCTTCTACTTTTCGGTCTTCCTGTTCACACACATAACGAAGTTTAGTAATAATATCGTCTATATCAACAGCAGCAAACTGAAATCTCATACATCTAGAAGCTAACGTATTGAAAGCCTTGGCAACCTTAGTATTAGGATTATTGGTCTGCCCTGTGGTACAAAGAACAAGAATCACATGGTTAGGTGGTTCTTCAAATAACTTCAAAGCAGCATTAGCCGCTGCCTCAGTTAACATATGACACTCATCAATAATGACAGTACGGCGTTTACCTTTCAATGGACGTAATCGAAGAGTGTCACGTAACTCTTCAATATACTCAACACCTCTGTTAGACCCCGCATCAATCTCAAGAGTATTCTTACTGGGGTTCATACAAGTATCACACTGTAAACAGGGGTCTCCTTCTACAGGAGCCTGACAGTTAACGGCTACCGATAAAACTCTGGCAAGAGTAGTTTTTCCAGTTCCCCGTAGTCCTTCAAACAAAAACGTATGAGGAATTTTATCTAGAATAATAGCATTACGAAGAATACGAACTACCGATTCCTGTCCTACCATCTGTGAAAAAGTCTGGGGACGATATTTGTTATATAGCATTTTCTTCCCTAAAAATAATAAAAAGAGGGGAGTTCATCGCTCCCCTCTTATTGGTCACAGATGACTAATTTATAGTTATCTGTTTTGCCTGAGACTCTTCTACCTTGGGTAGCACTATCTCAAGAACTCCATCCCTGTAGGTGGACTCTGTCTTCTTGACGTTCACCTTATAAGGAAGAGTCAATGACCTATGCATCGAACCCACACGCCTCTCTTTGTAGTAATAGTTATCAGAACCATCACTATTAGACTCTGTAGATTTTTCAACATTAGCCTCAATCTTGAGGACGTTGTCTTCAACCTCTACCTTCAAATTATCAGACTCCATTCCTGGGAGGTCAGCACGGACAATCAGCTTGTCATCCTCATCCTTCAGGTCAATTGGGAAACTGCCTGTGCCCTTGAGACCTAGGGGGTCTTGAGTCCAGAGGCTTGCAGAGGGATTAGTAAAAGTCCCAAAGAATTCCTCAAATAGCTTATCTAGGTGCCTACTGCCTGTATGTGGTCGCATTCGCTGTAACAATACTCTTCTCCTTATGCCTGTACTTTGGTTGTTTTCTTGGTCTTGGAATGACTGTGGTCATCACCCTTATGGGATTTCCTAGTCACATCCGCAATACCATCAAATATACTCCCGACAACATCAGCGGTTTCTGTGCCTTCGGGGTAGCCATCAAGAAGGGTGACTTCCATCTTGCCCTTTTTACTGACTACGATTTTATAAGACTTACCACTCGCCATAACGTAACTCCTTATTCACTGACTGTAAGTTCAATATTACCTTTAACGTCTTTTCTCTCAACTGACTTCCCTTCAAGTTCAAGGGTAGCCCTTAATTTTGATACGACTAACTCCTGCATCAAAGCTCCTACGGAATCTTCATTCCTAGAAGAAATACTCGCCTTTGAAGAATTCCTCTGCCTCGAAATAGAGGCAGTAGTACCATCAGCAAAATTTACTCTAAATCCTTCCGTTGTGTTACCAACAGCAGCACCTATTCGGCTAGCCGCTCCCGTAAGATACATAAGCTGACTCTCTTCAATCGTATCGGTGTAGTACCTATATGTGTAATAGCAAGGCATCTTTTTTCTCCTTATCTCTATGTCTATAATAATTGTATCATGTATTTTAGATATGTCAACTTTAGAATATTACTTGTCTCATTACTGTTCGGTCAATATCAGCCGCAGCGTCTTTTAGGCTCTTAAATGACGCTGTAGATGGCTGTTCCAAGGCACGAGTAGCCGCTACTTGAAGCCTGATGTCATCTGCCAAGTCCATACTGGAAATCCTATCCACCAGAGTTCTCACACGCCTCATTCGTCTACCATCCAGATTACCATCTGAAATAGCCTGAGTAAGTGATTCAGCTACCCCTCGTGCTTCCTTACGAAGGTCATTGGCTGTATCGGTTGCCCAATCCAAATATACGTCTTCGTTCAATGAGTCTAAAAGACCATCAAAATTAACGTATGTCGGAGTAGACATGATTGTGTACGTAAAAATATTAAAATAGAATTTTTCCCGCACTGTTTCCTCATCAGGGTAGTGAGGTTCAAGACTATCTCTCCAACTGTCATATTGAGTTAGAAAGGCTTCCCGACGCTCCTCATATCTCTCCATGAAGTTATTTACAGCTTCATAAAATTCTTCTCTACATTTCTGCAAAACAGGTACGAGTTCAGGGGCTGACTCCTTAGGAACATAGTGACTTCCTACAAGAAGAAAATTAAATCCATACCTCTGTAAAGCTGTTCGGGCATTAGATACGATTCGACTGAATTCATTCCTAATGCTCTTATTGAACAACTTCTTGTATCCAAGAGTTACGAAATCAGGGACATCTCCTGTAATACCTATATCCTCTGCATCTAGTCTGGCTTCCATACTCCATACACCAGACCTAACATGAACAAGAACACCCTTGTCCCACAGTTTTGAAAAAGCAGCGTTATCTACCTTTGTTTGTGCCATTCTCTTTCTCTCCTATACTATTCTCTAATCTAAATTTACTTCTCTTTTTTGCTCAATCGGTGTAACCGTTTCGGCAACACTTTTCTGTGCCATACGACAGTTAAATTTAGCCCACTCTCTCTTCTTCTCTATACTCTCTGACATGGTCTGTGCCAACGGGAAAGTTTCAGATATAGCAGAAACGAGATGATGAGGTTCTACCTGTTTCTCACCATTGTTATATGCCTCTAACATGGCTTCCTGTACAACATTTTCTAATTCTGCACCTGAAAAATCTTTACTGACTTCCAATATAGAATCCCATTCAACCTTGGAAAACTTAGATGGCTGATTATTCTTGGAAAGATGTATTTTTAGAATCTCTTTCCTTTCTTTACTGGGAGGAAGGTCCACCCAGAAAATCTCATCAAACCTGCCTTTCCTAAGTAATTCAGGTGGCAAACCATCTATGTTATTAACAGTCGCCGCAACGTAGATAAGGTCATCCTTAGACCTTTCTTGCATCCAACTCAGCAAAGTACCGAATACCCTCTGAGTAGTGCCAGAATCATTCGCGCCACTACCACCACTTCCTGCAAGACCTTTCTCCATTTCATCAATCCAGAGAATAACTGGGGATAATGCTTCAACCTGAGCAAGGCTCATCCGCATATTTTCCTCAGACTGACCAACTAGAGAATTAAAAATGGCTCCCATATCAAACCTGATAAGAGGTAAATCCCATTCTTTAGCCATACATTTCACAGTAAGACTCTTACCTGTCCCAGGAGTTCCTAGCAACAAAACACCCTTAGGGTAAGGAAGACCGAAGTCTCGTGCCTCTTTAGAAAGACTTTTCTGCCTTTTACTAAGCCATTCTTTAAAGGCATCTAATCCCCCAACAGACGATATGTCCTCAGACCATGGGAAATAAGAAAGCCAGTCAGACTTAGCGAGAATCTTTGCCTTCTCTTCCATAATCAGGGAAGGAATAACTTTACTTTCCTCACCTTTTACTATTGAAAGAACAACAGCGTTCTCAAATTCCTCTAC